TCTTGACGGCGCTTGTCCCTGATGTCAGTGTGGCCCCTGTTGTTGAGCCCCCTGTGCAGTGATGGCAAAACGTCCCGGCCTCTACGCTAACATCGCAGCCAAGCGAGCCCGCATTAAAGCGGGCTCTGGCGAGAAGATGCGGAAGCCAGGCGCAAAAGGCGCTCCCACCGCGAAGGCGTTTCGCGAGAGTGCGAAGACGGCGAAAAGTTAAAGCGGAAAATAGAGTTGTTTTGACAAATGGGACTTCGCGGCCCTCAACCAGGCACCGTAAGGAAACCGCAAAACAGCGGGCGAAAAAAGGGTACGCTAAATAAGGCGACCGTGGACTTGAAAGCCATTGCGCGCACTATGGAGCCAGAAGCGACTAAGCGTCTTGGGCAATTGCTTCGATCAGAGAATGAAGCCGTCGCCCTTGGAGCCGTTAAAGAGGTGTACGACCGCGCGTTCGGCAAAGCTACGCAAGTGGTTAGCGGCGAGAACGGTGGGGCTATTTACCTGATGGTATCAACAGGCGTCCCGCATGCCTCAGAAACAGATTAGCCTCGCCTACTACCCCCGCGAATGGCAAGTGCAAGCTCACAAGCGCAAGGCGCGGTTCCGCGTGCTGGCGCTTCACCGTCGAGCCGGGAAGACCGAGCTTGCGTTGATGGAGCTAATCGACGCGGCGCTTAAGACCACCGCAGACCTGGCTTATTACGTTTACCTCGCGCCTTTCCTGAAGCAGGCCAAGACCATTGCATGGGCGCGCTTGAAGCAGCGCCTGGCCCCGCTCCTGAACGTCAACGCTGTGGCCGTGAACGAAAGCGAGCTGTCGATTAAGCTGGCTCACAATGGCGCTGTGATCCGCATCTTTGGCGGCGACAACCCGGACGCCTTGCGTGGCGTGCGCCTTGATGGCGTGGTTATCGATGAGGTGGCGCAGATCAAGCCCGAAGTCTGGCAGGACATTATTCAGCCGGCGCTGTCAGACCGCAAAGGTTGGGCGCTGTTCATTGGCACGCCGTCTGGCGTCAACCTTTTCAGCGAGCTTTTCTTTCGCGCTAAGACCCTGCCTGATTGGGCCTCGGCGCTTTACACTGTGTACGACACCGACGCCCTTGATACTGACGAGATCGCACGCTTGCGCCGCGACATGAGCGAAACAAGCTTCAGCCGCGAGTATCTGTGCGACTTTAGCGCGGCGGGCGAAGATCAGCTGATCAGCTTGTCTGACGTCCAGGCCGCGACGCAACGCCACTACGCAATCACGGAATATCAGTGGGCCCCGCGCATTCTCGGCGTTGACCCTGCGCGCTTTGGCGATGATCGATCGGTCATCTTCCCGCGCCAAGGGCTTGTGGCGTTCCCGCCCATCGTCCTGCGTGGCGTGGACAACATGGACCTGGCCTCGCGTGTTGCAGCCAAGATCGCCGAGTGGCAACCCGACGCGGTGTTCATTGATGCGGGCAATGGCTCTGGCGTGATCGATCGGCTGCGTCAGCTTAAGCATGAAGTCACAGAAGTCTGGTTTGGCGGACGCCCTATTGACGAAGCGTACAAGGACAAGCGCACCGAGATGTGGTGCGGGCTGGCCGAGTGGATCAAGCTAGGCGGCGCGATCCCTGATGACGTGGCCCTCAAGCAAGACTTGGCCGCGCCGACTTACGCCTTCACGCAGACGGGTAAGCGCGTGCTTGAAAGCAAGGATGACCTCAAGGCGCGCGGGCTTCCTAGCCCCGACCTTGGCGACGCCTTGGCCCTGACCTTCGCCGCGCCAGTGGCGGCTAGAACACGCTTTGAACGCCAGCGCGATGAGTTGGCCCGGCCCCGCTCGCGTGGTGAGTACAACCCTTTGGATATGGTTTGATGGCGATCCCGCGCGAGATTGTGGCTAGCGAATGGATCGACCGCGCCTGGCCGCTGCTTGAAGAGCACTATGCCGAGCTGGCGACTGTGCCGGACATCATGTTGCTCAAGCCTGACGTCGAGCGCTACCAGACCCTTGAAGCGGCGGGGAACTTGTTTGCTATCGGTATGTTTGACACTCATGTCGACATTCATGTCGATGCTGATGGCAATGGCGCCGAAACCCTCGTCGGTTACAGCGTTAACATTGTGTGCACCAACCTGCACTATGGCGACTTGCTAATGTGCCAGAATGACTTGCTCTTTGTGCGCAAGTCACACCGGCGCGGCATGACCGGCATGCGGCTGATTACGGCGACCGAGCGCGCCGCCAAAGAGCGAGGTGTCAAGATGATGCTATGGCACGCTAAGCCGGGGACAACCCTTGATCGGATGTTGCCGCGCTTGGGGTACGATCCGTTTGAAACTATCCACTATCAGGTGCTGTGATGGCTCAGGCTTTACCTATTATCGCCGCCGTTGCATCGACCGCTGCTGCTGGTGCTACTGTGTATCAAGGCCAGCAAGCTGCTAAGGCACAGAAGCGCGCCGCTAACCAAGCAACGATGCAAGCCGAGATGCAACAACGCCAGGCCGAACGCGAGTTCAACCGCGCCAACCAGAAGCGCCCTAACATCGCAGCGTTGGCCGCACGCAATCGCGCCATGAGCGGCGGTGGTGTGGGCGGCACATTCCTTACCGGCACAATGGGCGCGCCTACCAGCAGCGGCATGCTAGGCCGCACGAGCCTGCTAGGATCATGATACCCAAGACCGACATGCTGCGCCGCTGGACGGCGCTTCAGACCGAGCGGTCCAGCTGGATCGCCCATTGGCGCGAGCTGTCGGACTATCTGCTTCCTCGCTCGACGCGCTTCTACAAGAGCGACAGAAATAAAGGCACGAAGAAGCACAACGCCATCTTTGACAGCACGGCTTCACGCTCCCTGCGCATCCTGTCAGCCGGCATGATGAGCGGCATGACGTCGCCTGCGCGGCCATGGTTCAGGCTGGCTTTGCCCGATGAAGATCTGATGGACTATGCGCCGGTCAAGTCATGGCTAGCCGAGACGCAAGGGCGCATGCTGAACGTGTTCGCTCGCAGCAACACCTACCTCATGCTCCATGCCTGCTACGAAGAGCTTGGCGCGTTTGGCACGAGCGCTTCTGTCATCATGGATGATTATGACGCCCTCATCCACCATTACCAAAGCCCCGTTGGCGAGTTCGCTTTGGCCACGGACTATCGCGGAAACGTCAACACGATTTACCGCGAGTTTGAGAAGACCGTTGCCGAGTTGGTTGCAGAGTTTGGGTATGATCAGTGCTCACGCACCACGCAGGCGCTCTACAACTCAGGCAATCTCGATGCGTGGGTGCCGATCATTCACGGCATAGAGCCCCGCTCTGACCGCGATGCACGCAAGGCCGATGGCAAGAACAAGCCATGGCGCAGCGTGTATTTTGAGCCAGGGCGCGAGGACGCAGGCGACAAGGTGTTGCGCGAAAGCGGCTATGATCGCTTCCCCGGCCTCGCTCCGCGCTGGCATAAAATGCCCGGTGATGTGTACGGCAACAGCCCTGGCATGGAAGCCCTTGGCGACATTAAGCAGCTCCAGCACGAGCAGCTGCGCAAAGCCAACGCCATCGACTATCAGACCAAGCCGCCGCTGCAGGTGCCCGCTGGCATGAAGGGTCGCGACCTGGACTATCTTCCCGGCGGCGTGACCTATGTCGATGCGCCTGGCGCGCAGAACGCAGTGTCTACCCTGTTCAACGTGCAGCTGGACCTGCAACACCTGCTCTTCGACATTCAAGACGTGCGCGAACGCATTCGTGGCGCGTTTTACGCCGATCTCTTTCTCATGCTGGCGTCGACCGTTCCAGGCCGCATGACGGCGACTGAGGTGGCCGAGCGGCACGAAGAGAAGCTTCTCATGCTAGGCCCCGTGCTTGAGCGCCTGCACAACGAGCTTCTCAAGCCGCTGATCGACGAAACCTTCACCCGCATGGTGCAGGCCGATCTTATTCCGCCGCCGCCTGAAGCGTTGCAAGGCGTGGAGCTTGACGTGGAGTTCGTCAGCATGCTCGCCCAAGCGCAGCGGGCGATCGGCGTCAATGGCGTTGATCGCTTCGTTGGGGCCCTTGGCGCGGTGGCTCAGATGCGCCCTGAGGTGATCGACAAGATTGACGTGGACAAGTGGGCTGACAGCTATAGCGACATGCTTGGCGTCGATCCCGACATTATCGTCGCATCCGAGAATGTGGCTATCATCCGCCAGCAACGCGCCCAGGCCCAAGCCCAAGCCCAACAGATGCAGGCCGCGCAGATGCAGGCTGATGCAGCCGCCAAGCTTGGCACCGTCAAGACCGACGAAAAGAACGCCGCGACTGATTTCATTAACCTTTTTAGCGGCTATGGAGGAACCTAACATGCCTGGAATGAAACCCTACGGCGCCAAGCCCGCCGGCAAAGGCGGAAGAATGACGCCACCGCGCACGCCCCGTCGCCCCGCGCCATCTCGCAAAGGAAAATAAACCATGGGTGCGCCCGTCATTCACCAGGCCGTTGAGACCAGAACCCTTGGCATTGCGATCAATACCGCCTTGTCTGAGGCGATCGATCTTGGCGGGCGCAAGTTGGTCGCCATCGTTATGCCATCGGGCTGGGACGCTGCGTCGCTGACCTTCCAAGCCTCGCCCGATGGAGTGACTTATTACAACGTCTACGACAGCGCAACAGAGCGCTCGCTGACTGTTGATGTAAGCCGTTTCCTTCACGTTGACATGGAAGACTGGCTTGGCGTGCGGTTTCTAAAGCTGCGTTCTGGCACAGCTGCGACGCCGGTCGATCAAACCGCAGCGCGTACCTTTACGCTTATCGTGCAGCCTTAGGGGGTCAACATGCCTCGCGTATCTGGTTCAGCTTGGCCTTGGCTCTTAGCCGACGACAGCGACGCCATTGTTGGCATTCGCAGCGGCGACACAGATCAACTGTTTGTTTTCTCCAATGACGATGCGCTAAACATCGACATGTCGAACCTAGCGGCGACGTGGAACGGCGCAGGGACAACGTACACTGCGGTGAAGATGAACGTCACCGACACCGCCTCGGCAGCGGGCAGTTTGTTGTTGGACTTGCAAGTGGGGGGAACGTCACAGTTTAAGGTCAGCAAAGGCGGGCGTGTCACGGCGCAAACGCTTACCATTGGCCTTGGCGGTCAGACAGCTGTGGCGACAAATACGGCTCTTGGGTTTGAGGCGCTGCAAAGCGCAAGCTTGACGGGAACAAATAACGTCGGGGTCGGGTATCGGGCGCTTCTTTCCAACACTACAGGCGGCTCAAACAGCGCGCTAGGAGCAAATGCACTTTTATATTTCGCCACTTCCAACAACACAGCCATTGGCTTTGAAGCTGCGCGCGGCAGCACGACCGTTGCAAATAACACGGGCAGTGGTCTCACGGCGGTTGGTGCAGGAGCGCTTCTTAGCAATAGCTCAGGCAACAACAACAGCGCATTTGGGCGCAATGCGCTTAATACGAACAGCACTGGCGGCAACAACACTGCGACAGGAGTGCAAGCACTTCTTTCCAACACCACGGGCACAAACAACACTGCGGCTGGGGTGTCGGCACTTTATGCAAATACTGTTGGTAATAACAACAGCGTGTTCGGTTTCAATGCCCTTTTTTCCAATACCGAAGGGGCAAGTAACAGCGCAATCGGTTTAGCGGCACTTGAAAACAACACTACGGGCAGCAATTCTACAGCTGTAGGCCGCGAAGCCGCGCAACGCTTTGTTGCCTCTCAAAACACTGCCCTTGGTTATCGCGCGCTTCAAGGTGGCGATGCAACGCCAGCGAACAACACAGGGACAAATAATATCGCTATTGGCTTCCAAGCCGGTGACGCGATCACGACCGGCAGCACAAACATCGTCATTGGCCACGACATCGACGTGGACAGCGCCACGGGGTCCAGCCAGATCAACATTGGCGACCGGTATTTCCACAACCGGATCCGCCTTCTGGAGCGCACAAGCGACCCCGCCAAGCCCGCCGAAGGCAATATGATTGTCTGGATGTCTGACGGCACGGGCCTTGGCGACGACGGCGATGTGATCATCGCAAGCACTGCTGGCGGAGTGACGAACTACGCCATCCTCTTTGACCACAGCGCCGGGACGCTCTGGCCCTAATGGAGATTACAATGCTTGACGACACACCAACAATTCCGTCGGCGGACGAGATCGCTGGTCACTACTACCGCGCTGGTCACAGCGTGGACCTGATCAACCAGTTTGCCGGGACGACCGACCCGGACGAACTGGCCAGCATCGAGCGCAACGTGGTGCATCTGGAGCAGATGCGCGCAAACTTCTGGTGGGACGGCTATGACCTCACTGCTTGGGACGCGGCGATTGTTGTGGGGCGTGGCCTGTGACAAGTAAAGCGTTTGATAATGTCACCAAGCTGCGCGATATCGTAAGCGTCAAAGATTTTGGCGCTGTTGGAAACGGCATAGTTGACGACACGGCATCAATACAAGCTGCATTTAATTTTGCGCAAACTAACAACAAAAGCATCTTTGCCCCATCTGGAACGTACAAAATCACCTCTTCGATTAACTATGTTGTTACGTCAACCAACGCTGATACAAGCTCAGGGCTTGTTTTAACGGGCGACGGGATGGGCAAAACAGTGTTTGTTAATGCTGTTTCTGGCTCGCCTATGATTTTCATCTCTTCAACAACCCCCTACTTTGCAAAAGGAAATTTGCTGACAAACTTTACCATCATTGGGGATGGCGTCGCGACGAACCAAGTAGGGATCAGAACCAAAGGCGTTTGGTATTTTCTTGTCCAAAATGTTCGAGTTATTAAGCTTTTGGGAACTGCCTTTGTAATGGGCGACGACACAACAGTTCAAAACCCAGATGTTACTGCAACAGCATATGCCCATTTCAACTCATGCGAGATTGACCAAAACTTCAGGGGAATTGACAATCCCGTCAACAACAACGCTGTGTTAATACATCTGGAAAACACACAGCTAAGCAACAACACGCAAGTGGCAGTGATTGCCAACAGCTCATTTATCTTAATAGACTCTTGCACTATATCGTTTAATGGGTCGGCGGGATCTCCTAACGCACTTGGCGGGGTTCTTATTGAGGAGCGACAAGGAACAACATTTTCCGCTGGCTATCGCATGAAGCAACTTGTCATCCGCGCGACTGAATTTGATTCTAATTTTCCCTACAGCGTTAATGTGCAACAAGCAGAGCGCGTGCTAATTGAGCAAAACATTTTTAGCTTTCGTGATTACACCGACACGTGGCTGGCAAATCTTCCGGCATGGCCGTCAGCTCAGATCCAAATTGGAGGATCCACAAACACAAAGCGTGTCATCGGGGCAATCATCAGAGGTAACCGCGTAGGTTTTTTGACCGACAACAACATACCTGGCGGGTTCAATGGACATACAATTCTTAGAATTGGCGCGTATGGTCATGGTGTTGTGTGGGAAAATCAGACTTTTGATGTAAACTCAGGGTCAGCAGTTAGCGGAGTAGACTATTTCATAATCCGCGAAGACAGCAAAGCCGCAACATCTTCGCCAGATTTGTCAAGCCCGCTATATGCTGTCAAGTATGACTTCCCTTATAACAATGCCAACCCACAATGGCTTCAATCTCCAAGCGCTTTTTCGGTCAACTATCCAATAATTTTTCCTGCTACGTTCGCCAACACTCAATACCAGTTTTTGATGGCTGACGACACAGCGCAAGCGATTACTGTTCCAAATGCAACAAGCGAAAGCGCTCCGGGAACAAACTATGGTTTTTATGTTATAACAGTAGCTGGCGCTGCTGCATCTAGTGATCTTATAGGTTATCGAGCTAATACATCTCCGGCGTGTTTTAAAATCGGTTCGGCGTCAACTGATATTGACGTGACAACAGGCGTGCTTACCGGAACCACCGGTGTAAACGGAAAATTTACTGTGTCAGCAGCGACAGACGGAAAAGTGTATTTAGAAAATCGGTTAGGATCATCGCTGTATGTAAACATGGCGTTTCTTGTGTATCCAGGTTTGCTTAATCAGCCGGTGTTTTGAAACAAAGCGCAGCGCAAAGAGAAAAACACAATGCTTTCTAAACGCAGCTCATTAAGCAAAACGGCTAAGGCAAACCAATGACTAACGTCATCGACGCCCCCATCGTCACCCGCCTATCGCTTAACCCTGAGCGCGTGCTGGAGGCAGCCCTTGGCAAGCTGAGCGATGTAGTCATCATTGGCTACACGCATGACGGCGAAGAGTACTTTGCATCGTCCGAAGCCAACGGCGCGGAAGTGGTGTGGCTGTTGGAGCGGGCTAAGCTTCAGCTTTTGCGCATGGGGGACGGCGACAATGCCTCTTAAGCGCGGCTCATCCAAGGCGACGGTAAGCGCTAACATCCGCACCGAAATGGCGGCGGGCAAACCGCAAAAGCAAGCGGTCGCGATTGCTTTGTCCAAGGCTGGAAAGAGTAAACCGAAAACAAAGCGTTAACACAAATGACCGACTTCGACCCCTTTGACATCCAAACTGCCCAAGCCCGCGAGAATGATCGCAGGCATACGGCGGCTATGGAGCGTCGTGCGGAGGCTGAAGATTGGTCTTGGTTGCTCGCAAGCAAGCGGGGCCGGCGCATTGTGAAGGAGCTTCTCGACGTGTCTGGCGTGGCGAGATCGAGCTTTACCGGGTCCAGCGAGACTTTCTATCGCGAGGGCCAGCGCGCCATTGGGCTGCACATTCTGCGTCAGGCTTGGACCCACGCGCGCGAGGAAGTGCCAAACCTATTGAGGGCTGACGATGAGTAACGAAACACTACCAGAGACGTTGATGACTGCCGCAGAGATCACCGCAGGCGAGTCATCTACGACGGCCAGCGCCACCGATGCATCGGTGACTGGCGACCAGCAGCCGGAGACCGGCAGTAGCACGCCACCCGCGGAAGACCAGCCCGCGACCAGTGGTGAAGAGATTGACTATGCTTTCACCTTTGAAGGGGACGTCGATGTTGACGCAACCTCGCTCGAAGACCTGAAGGCCCTAGCCAAGGATCTTAAGCTACCGATCGATCAGGCGCAGAAGATTGCCGATCTTGGCCAGAAGCAAGCTCAGCGCTGGCTTCAGGCCCAAGAGCAAGCGATCCAAGACGCCACGGCTCAGTGGGTTGAACAGGTCAAGACCGACAAGGAGCTTGGTGGAGAGGCGCTTAACGCCAATCTGGCCACGGCCAAGACGGCCTTGACCCGCTTCGGATCTCCTGAGCTGACAAAGCTGTTGGACGAAAGCCGCCTCGGCAATCACCCGGAGGTCATCCGGTTCTTCCACCGCGTCGGCAAGGCCATCGGAGATGATAGCCTAGTGCCTGGAGGCAGGACGACCAATCGCCCCGCTAACCCGGCGCAGCGTCTCTACGACAACTCTAACCTCTCATAACGTAATGATGTAAGGATACAGCCCCATGGCAACCCTTTCGACTATCCACCCCACGCTGATGGACGTGGCCAAGCGCCTCGATCCGGACGGCAAAATTGACACTATCGTTGAGATCCTCGCGGAAACCAACGAAATCCTCGAAGACATGGTTTGGATGGAAGGCAACCTGCCGACCGGCCACCGCACCACGATCCGTTCAGGCCTTCCGGCCCCGACCTGGCGCAAGCTCTACGGCGGCGTGCAGCCGACGA